CAATCTATTATTTGGTATAGTAATAGAAAAATTAAGCATGAATTTAAGAATAACAAGTTTATTTAAATTAATTTGCTATATAATACTGAGGTCTCATGATGGCTGGTAGAGGTAATAATTTTTCTCGTTCTGAAAAAGAATATGTTGTCGCCAAGTGTTTAAAGGTAATACGTGGTGAAACAAATACACGAGACGAAGATATAGCGAACCTTTTAGGTCGTTCAAAAAACAATATTTCTATATTAAGAAGAAATCTTGGATTTGCATATCAACCTGATCCAAAGACTAATGAAATAAAGCTTTTTTATTCAAGGCCAAGTGATTTGCGTTTTCAGGTAAATATAGAAAATTTAGATGTTGACAAAATAATTATTTTTTTTGAAGAAAAAATAAAACGTAGTAAATTAAATAAAGATGAAGTTTCTGATAATGATGAGTATACAAATGATGATTTAGTTGCAGCTAATAATGAATTAATTGATAAAAATGATAATGTTAATGAGACTTTAAATTTAATAAATAATAATGTTGGATTTGAGGTTGATGAATCTGAAGCAGATTCACGATTCGATGATGCGCAAGCAGAGGAGATGAGGGAATATACTTCAGATGAAGATGTAAATAGTATTTCTGAAAAAGAAGAGAATGATGAGTTTAATACTCCATCATTTTTAATGATTAAAAGTGGTTTTTATCCTGATGAATGGGATTTTTTTAAGTCTCGTTGGAGAGATTATGTATCAAAATATGAAGGGCAATTTAATATTGCTGAAGATTTTGATGATTTAATTGGTTTAATTAGTGAAATTGTTATGAGGCAGCGTTTATTAAAAAAACAAAAAATAGATGGTATTGATTATACAAAAGAATTATCTGAAAATTCAAAAAGGATGTCTACATATAAAGGCTCTTTGTCTACTTCAAGACATTCAAGATTAAATAGAAATATTGATGAGGCAGTTAATATAGCACAATTAGTTGAAATTTTTGAAGATGATAAAAGATATATTGAGCTTGTGCTTGAGGCAGAGAAAGAAATTGATGAAATAATTGATTGGGTAAATAAAAATTTAGAAAATCCGAAAACAGAAGAGGCTTTGTCAAAAGTAACTGGTAATGAAAGTAATTTATTAATTGGTTTAGATATTAATAAGTTGCGGGATATTTTAGATGCAGGATAATTTAACTGTTGGTACAGTAAGATTAATTACTTTTTTTAGAAAATATCCATTTATGGCGGCACGGCTTTTATTGCGTATTGGTGGGCTTCCTATTGATTTGCCAATATATCAAAAACTTATTTTATTAATAGTTTGGAATAAGTTATCACCAATTATTGTTATGACCCGTGGTGGTGGTAAAACTTTTATTCAGGCCGTTATACAATTATTAAATTCTTTATTATATAAACGAAAAAAGACTGGTTGTATTGGCCCCGGATTTAGACAAGCTAAATTAGTTTTTGAAGAAATTGATAATATTATTAAGGAATCTCCATTAGTAAAACAGGCAATATATAAAGGCCCAACATATAAAACGGATATTTGTTATATAAATTGGCGGCATAATGGTCTTATAAATGCTATTCCTCTTGGAGATGGCAATAAAGTTCGTGGGATGCGTTTTCATTATATTGGTGTTGATGAATTAGCACAAGTTCCAAAAGATATTTTGGATATTGTTGTAAGGGGATTTGCTGCAACAATATTAGATCCAATGAAAAATGTTCGTCGTATTGAAAAAGAAAAAGAATTAGAGTCTCGTGGTGTAAATTTTAAAAAATCCTCTTCACGACAAAATCAGATTGCAGGATTTTCTACTGCATTTTATCAATTTAATCATTTATGGACAACAATACAAAATAATATAACAATAATACAATCTCAATTTTCAAAAAATAAAATTAATTCACATGATGAATATATTGTTGTTAAAATTCCTTATAATAAATTGCCAGAAGGATTTTTATCGTCTCACATGATAGAATCGGCTAAAAATGATATGTCAGAATATGAATTTGCGATGGAATATAATTGTTTTAGATATGATACCCCTATTTTAACCAATACTGGTGTAAAAAATATATCAGATATTAAAATAGGTGATATGGTTCTTACTCATAAAGGAAGATTTAAAAAAGTTAATAATATAATGTGTAGAGAATATAGTGGTGATGTTATTGATTATTTAAGCTTTGGATATAATGATAGAATAGTTGTAACAACAAATCATAAATTTTATTATAAAGAAGATTGGATAGAAATATCTAATTTAATTAAAGAAAATTATTTAAATTTGGTGAATTTATCTAAACTTAATGGTTTAGAAGAAATAGATATAAAAAAATATGTTGATAATTATCTAATATCTTATGTTGATAATGTAGAATATATATATCCAAAACCATCACAATGTAATAAATATTCTTGTGGAAAAAATAAAATATTTAAATCTTCTGTTATTAGTAATATAAAATTAGATTATTATTTTGGATTAATTTTAGGATGGTATGCTTCTGAAGGAAGCATTGGGGCAAATGATAAAGCTATTTCATTTTCTTTAGATGGTCATCATGATGTTAAGTTAGATAATTTTATTAAAGAATTGGAAAATGCTATATATAAATCGTTTAATAAAAAAATAAAAAAATATTATAAAGATAATGTATGCAATATCGTAATTAATAGTAGATTATTGGCTCAGTTATTTAAAAATATTTGTCCGGGTATTTCTGATACAAAAGTTATAGACCCAAATATTTTATTTTCAAATTTAAATTTATTATATGGTTTTATAGTTGGCTATTGGCATGGTGACGGATGTGTTAATAATAAACCGCAAGCTATTGTTGGCTGTGTTAATAAAAATTTATTAATGCAAGTAAAATTGTCATTAAGCTACTTTAATATTCCATCATCTTTTAGGAAATCAAAAGGGCAAAGGATTGAATTTATACAAGGTAGAAAAATAAATGCAAAACCGTTATATGAATTATCAATAAAAGGTGATGACGCTAGATTTTTTAATAAATTTATTGGGAATAAATTTAACCTAAAAGAAAGAATTGGTAATAATAAACCAATTAATATTACTAACAATGGAATGTCGTCTGTTTTTAAAATAAGAGATTATAAAATATACAAATATAATGGATTAGTATATAATTTATCTGTTGATGATGATCATAGCTATAGTTTGCCAACTGCCACGGTACATAATTGTTTTTTCCCATCTGATAGTGATGGATTTTTTAGAATGTCTTTATTGGATGCTGCAAAATCAAAAAGAGTTGTATATAAATATAAAGGTGACACTAATAGAAATTATATATTAGCAATTGATCCGGCGCGACAAAGTGATAATTGTGCGTTTGCTATTGGCGAAATTGGTGATGACAGTGAACAAGATACAATAGTTTGTGTAGAAACATTAAATAATAAAAGTTTTAGCGTTATACATTCTAAAATTTTGGATATTTTAGATAGGTATAATATTATTGGTATTGTTGTTGATAAAGGTGGTGGTGGCACAACTATTAAAGATAATTTAAATGATGAAGAAAAAATGGGCAATAGATCACTTATTTATGATATTGATGATGAAAATTCGTATATTGGTGGGTTAAGATCAAGACCAAAAAAAGGTCTTCATTTATTAAAACTTATAAATTTTAATCCAACTTGGATTAGTGAAGCAAATCATAATTTATTGGCAGATTTAGAACATAAAAGACTTGTTTTTGCTCGTGAACCAAACGATATAGAAAATGAAACAATGAGCGAGGTTGAATTAGCTTGGTTAGAAACACAAAATGAAGAAATGTTAGAAGCAAAAAAAGAGATGTCCCGTATTGTTGTTACTGTAACAAACAGAGGGTATCCGCATTGGGATACACAAAATAAAAAAGACAGAAAAGATAGATATTCTGCTATATTAATATTGAATGATGAATTTAGAAGGCTAAAAGTTAATAAAAAAGATCAAAATAATAATACTATAGCAAATGGCGGCTGGGCTTCTGAATTTAATAAAGGTAATGATAACTATTTTGATAGTGCAGCCTTAGTATAAGGAGTTTTTTATGGCTAAAAGAATTAATACTGGTGAAAATGGATCTATAGATATTCATGTTGATGCTGGAAAAATTGTTGATAATCAAGATGGGTCAAAGGATCTTTTTTTAAATGGTCAAGATGCAGTTGATTTAATCAATATTTTGAAATCTCAGAATAGGCCAAAGGTAGATATTGCACATGATGGGCTTGCTTTAAATAGTTATTTATTTAATGATGAAGCCGCTCTCCAGACAAAGTTTTCTTGGGAAGACACATATTTAGGCACTATTGCAATGAATAGTACATTTGGTTCAAGCCTATATGGTGATAAAATAGACATATATGTCGCTATGGAAACATTTAGAAGAGATGCGATGATGAGAAGAGTTATTGAACTAATGGTTCAATTTTCTCTTGATAAGATTAGATTAGAGGGCAGCACTAAAAAAATAAGAGAGTTTTTTGATTCTTGGATTAACCAAATTGATATTTATCAAGTTTTACAATGGTTTTTTATGGAATATTATAAAACAGCTAATGTTACAATATTAAAACAAAAGCTCCCATTCAAATCAACTAAAAATTTTGATTCAAAAATATTTTTAAATTTAGCAAACAAGACTGATGGTGATATAATTCAAAAACGTAAAGACAAAGAAGACCCAGAGGTTGTTATTTTTAAAGATTATGCTAATAATTATGAAAAAGATATTGCTCAACATAAAATTCCGTATAGATATACGGTTGTTGATCCAAGACTTGTTACTAATAACATGGCAAATGGGTTGGCTTGGGGTGAAGTTAAATATTACCCAGAAGCTGAAGTAATTACAAAAATTAATGAAAAAAATAAAGATAGAGGGCCAGCAAAAAATTTATTAAAAGGTATGCCTCTTGATTTTATACAAGATATTAGAACTGGTAAAAATGAGATTATTCTTTCTCCAAGTTTTGCATGTCAATTTTTCAGGTTAAAGCAGCCATATGAAAAATATGGGCTTCCTTTGTCAGCAACAGCAATGAATCATTTACAATTTAAAAATAAACTACGTGATATGGATTTATCAGTAATTGATGCAGTTAAAAATAAAATTCTTAAAGTTACCATTGGGGATAAGGATTTCCCAGCTACTGCACCAGCATTAAGAAAAATATCTTCGACTTTACAAAATCCATCACAAGTTTTAACAATTTTATGGAATCATACACTAAAAATGGAGTGGATTGAACCTAATTTTACTGATTTAAAACAAGATAAATATGAGCCAGTTGATAAAGATATAAGAATTGCTTTTGGCATAACTCCTGTTTTATTGGGAGATACGCAGGGGCAGAATTATTCAACGGCATTTGTTTCAATGAAAGCATTTATAGAGAATTTAAATGATGGCTTACGTGCCGCAGAAAAGTTTTTAAATAATGAATTTCTTGAAATTGGTGCTGCAATGGGATTTGATAGCGTTCCAAGCGCTAAAATTTTCAGTGTAAATCTTACTGACACAATGAAACTGGTGCAATTAGCTCAAGCGGCTAGTGATCGTGGTATTTTAAGTAATCAGACGGTATGCGAAATTATGGGGTATGATTGGCCAACGCAGCTTCAACAGTTAAAAGAAGAGTCTGCATTAAGACAAGATGGAATTATTTCTGTAAAATCACCAAATACAATATCAAAAAATGAAGATGAAAAAACAGTTGAAGAAAAGCAAAATACGCTTAAAAAGAATAGCGAAGGAAATCCAACCCCACAAGTACAAGAAAGAGAAAGAAAAGAAAAACCAAGATTAAATGATGGCGGGAGCGTAATAAATGCTCATGAATTGTTTAGATTAAAACATATAGGGAAAATTATATATAATAGGCTTGTAGAACATTTTGAGCCAATTAATAAAAAAATTGGGTATAAAGATATTGCAAAATATATGGCAGTATTCCCAACGAGTGCCTTGAGCTTTGTCGGAACAGATTTCAATAAAATTGATTTTGCATCATTAGATGAGCTTGTTAATAATAATAAAGATGCAATAAATCTATTAAATATTGAAGTTGATATTCTTCTTAGTAGATTCCAGAATCTTAAAAATATTTCTCATGAAAAAGCTTCTGAACTTATTTCTGAGGCTTGGGCCATATATCATACGAAGATTAAATCAACTGCTTAAAACAATAATTATATATATATACTGCTATATATTTATTATTTAGAAAAAACAGATATTTTTGGAGTTGTTTTTTATGCCTTATCCGTCAGAATATAGTTATCGCTTGGTTACTCCAGATAAATTTTCTGATTTTAGAAGGGTAAATGATAAATTTGGGGATGGTGTTCATGCTATCTTTGGTTTAAAAGATGGTAAAACAGAACTCCAAGCAATAAGATTTGATAAAAAGAAATTTTCTGAAAGCGATGCAAAAAAGTGGTTAGCTGATCACAAATATAAAGGTGGTCAATTTCATGCATCTTTAAATAATACTGCATCAATTTTAAATAAAGATTCTGAATATAAATTTAGAGAACTTATTAAAAAAGACATTCATTTAGATACTGGAAATATTGATGATATAAAATATCTTTCAGATGAAGCAAAAAGAATACAATTTTTTGGTGTTAATAAACAAATTGATTTAGCATATGGTTCTTGTATTTTAGTAAGTGAAGGAACAAATGCCAATGGTTTACATTTTACTCGTGAAAGCTTAATTGCGGCAAGGGAAACGCCAAAATTAAAACCAGTTAACATTGAGCATAATCAAGATTTTATTGTTGGCGTTATTTATGATTCAGCCGTTGCTTTACAAAAAAATGGTAATATTATAAACGATAATGATATTAGGCAAATTGATGATAATACAATACAAATGTTTGATGAGTCAAATAATGTTATTAATGAACCAGTTGATATAGTAACAAATTTTGTTATTTGGAAATATTTATTTCCTCAATTATCAATAGAACTTTTAAGAAATCAACAGGAAAAGGCTAATTTAAAATACTTTGTCAGTATGGAAGTTTTTTATAATGATTTTGGCTATATGTTTGATAATGATGCCTCTACTTTGATTAAAGTAAATGATGATAATTTTGATATTTATTATGAATTAGAAAGTTATGTTGGAAAAGAATTTGAAGATGGCAGAACTGTTCAAAAAGTAATAAATAATTATGTTTTTGGTGGAATGGGGATAACGGAAACCCCTGCTAACCATAGATCATATTTGCTTGATTTGGCAAGTCAAGGGAATATTGGAAAAAATCCAAAAATTATTGTCGTTGACAATGATAATACAGGAACGGAAAATAAACACACACACACACATACACAAAGGTTTAATGCTAATGTGGAGGAAGAGATGGATAAAGAGAAACTTGAGGCTATTGAAAGAGCCGTTAATAAGTTGATGGCAGCTAACGCCTCTCTTGATGAATCTTCTGCTAGAATCCAAGTTTTGGAAACTGAGGTTGCTAACCTTAGTAAAGAAAAAGCAGATGCTGAAAAAAGAGTTGACGATAGTGAAGACAAAATTTCTGTGTTAAAAACAGAGATTGAAAAAACAAAAGGCAATTATGAAACTGCGGAACTTGAGCTTAAAAATTCTCTTTCTGAAAAAGAAAAAGAATTAGAGGCTGTTAAGGCTTCGTATGAATCAGTTGCTGCTGAGTTGTCAAAAATTAGAACAGAAAAAGTTGGATATGATAGAATTGCAGAGCTTGAATCTGCTGGTATTAAATTTAGTGATGATAGAAAACAAAAAGTTTTTGCTAAAGTTTCTATTATGACTGATGAAGATTATGCATCTTATAAAGAAGACCTTTGTGAGGTTGCTTCATTAATTCCAACTGAAAATCAGACAAAAAGTGAACCTGTTGAAGAGAAAAAAGAAGAGGCTTCTAAACCAGAAGAGAAAGCTCCAGAAAGCGTATTAGGGGAAGATAAACCTAAAGATGAAATTGCTTGCTTGGATGATGGTGATGAAGATGAAGATGAGGATCTTGGCGATGAAGATGGCATGATTCCTAATTTACATATGGAAAATGACATGGCTGCCGAGTTTCAAGTTGCTTCTGCTTCTTCTGCAAAAGGGCTTGATATTTCTGATAATATACTTGAAGCGGCTTTTAAAGCTGTCACGACAAGAGATGAAAAGCATGGTCGTGGCAACAACTACGCCGTATAATTTATTTGGAGGTTATAGATGAATACAATTGCACAAAATAGTTATTCTAGTGTTAGCAGAGCTAAAAAAGGCTTTGAAATCGTTAATGATAATCCCGCAATAGTTGAGTCCAACTGGAATATTCCTAAAGTTGAGGCCGAGCGTGTTTTTGGCACTAATGGAACTGTTCCTGAAGGTACTGTTGTTCGCCCTTATACTGTTGGCACTTCTGTTAGTGGTTATACGACTGTTGCTGGTGATCTTAAAATTATTGATGGTATTTATGAAGTGCCTTATGGCATTACCTTACAGAAGGTTCAATATTTCCCCAATAATTTCCGTGAGAACGATATGATGTCTGTTTCTTATGGTGAAAGAGTTTCTGTGGCTACTGGTGTTTTTAATGGTGTGTTTCAGAACTTTAATGCTAATGCACAGACTACATTTAACCCCGGGACTAAGCTCTTTGTCAAGGCAAGTGGTCAGGCCACTGTTGATGACGGTTCTCTTGATACTTATGGGTCTGGTAATGTTATTGGTAAGATAATTGAAGAAGGCTTTGTCGAGTATGATGCTAGAACTGGTTCCCCACTTGTTGCTGCTTCTGGCGGGATTGCCGATGAAATCATGGCAAAGTGCTATTTTGACTATAGAAGCTAATTGAAGGAGAGCACACAAATGGATAAAATTTTAGCGATTCTTAATAAAGTTAATACAAATGGGGCGGAGTCATTAACTCATGAGGATAAAACTACTCTTTTTAAGAGTATGGCAAGAACTGATGTTGTTGGTGCTAAACTGAGACGCGCTTATGCCGCAGTTCAGGGCCAGCTTTTGCTTCCTGTTATCCGTCAGGAGTCTTACATCCGCAGGATTTTTACTGAGCAGTTTACTGATGGTCAGCAGATTCAGTTCCCTGTTCGGTCAAAAAGAATTCGCGCCGCTTGGTTTGGCGCTGATCGTTCTCATACCCCTATGAGACAGGCTGATAGTGATACCATTTATGTTAACACTTTCCCGATTCAGGGTGGTGTTGCTTGGTTCCTGAAGCAGATCAAAACTGGTAACTATAATATCGTTGAGCAACTTCAGAACGACATGGTTGATGAAGTTGTTTACAAGGAAGAGCTTGCTGGTTGGACTTTGGCCAAAGCTGCTCTTAACTATGGCGATATTCATAGTATAGCCAAGCTCACCACGGCTAACAGCGATATCTCTGACAACGCTCAGGGTAGTTCTTTTTCAATTCACGTTTTCAATGAGATGATTACTGCTATGGATGAGAAGCCGGATGGTGGGCGCATGCTTACTGATCTGTTTGTTACTCCTCGTCGGTATGGTGATTTGAGAACTTGGGTTGATACTAATCTTCAGAATCTTTCTGATGGTATCCGCACTGAGATTTTTAAAGCTGGTCAGTCGATTGGCGCTTCTGGCGTATGGGACGTTAACATCTGGAAGGTGAGAAACCCTCAGTTTGTTGATAATACCAAAGCTTGGGGCTTTGGGAAGGGATTTGGTGTTATGGCTATCTCTGAGAGATTCCATACTGTTGAAGATCCAACTGCAATTCTTAGGTGGAAACAGGGTATTATTGGGAAAGAGGAATGCGGATTCGCCATCACAGATCCAGAGAGCGCCGTTGTATACAATTTCACTTAGTATTTAACAGAATTAAAAAGACAGCCACAATAAAATGTGGCTGTTTTTTTTGTTTTTTAGTTGAAAAATTAACAAGCAAAGCATATTATATAAGATATACAAACGAGGAAAATAATGCCCGTAAAAATATCAATGTTACAATTATATGAACGTTATTGTATAAAATATGATTGGTATAAAAATGAATATTCTATTATTTCTTATGATGAAAATACAATTATTTTAAGACACAATGTTTGTGGCACAATTTTTACAAAAACTAAAAATAATTATTTAAAAAGATACGAATGTAATAATAGTATGTGTGTTAATAAAAAACGAGAACAGTTTAATATTAATAAATATGGCGTTAAAGCTGTATTACAAAGCGAACGTGTAAAAGAAAAGATAAAGAAAACTAATTTAAAAAAATATGGTGTTGAAAATGCATCACAAAATAAGATAATTATACAAAAAAGACAAGATACGTGTTTAAAAAAATTTAATAGTAAATATTATATTAATAGTGAAGACGCAAAAAGTAAGATTAAAGTTACAAATATTGAGAGGTATGGTGCAGAAACACCTTTGTCAAACAAAGATGTACGAGATAAAATAAAAAAAACAAATCTAGAAAAATATGGTGCTGAATGTTGTTTAAGCAATCGTGCGGTAAGGGAAAAAATTAAAAATACTTTTATTGAAAAGTATAATGCCCAAAGCCCTTTAGGCAATGATGATATAAAAAATAAAATTAAACAAACAAATATTGAAAGATATGGCGTTGAAAACCCTTTCCAGAACGTTGACATAAGAAGAAAAACTTCTATTTCAATAATTCAAGCAACTTTTCTTGAAAAAGAGCAATTATTTTTAGATAATAATATTCAACTTCTTGATGATTATTCAGGAATAAGAAATAATGCCAAAAATGTTTATTATAAGTTTAGATGTCTTATTTGCAATAATGAATTTGAACATTATTTGGCGAATGGCAATATTCCAAAATGTCCAAAATGTTTTCCTCCAAATTTTGGTACATCAAATATAGAAAAAGAAGTACAAATATGGCTTTCTTCACAAATTAATATTCAAAATAATAAAAGATTTTTTGATGATAATAAATACAAGTATGAGCTTGACGTTTTCATAGAAGAAAAGAAAATTGGGATTGAGCTGAATGGGTTGTATTGGCATAGTGAAGTTAGTGGTGGGAAAGATAGAAATTATCATCTTGAGAAAATGAAGTGGTTTAATAGACAGGGGATACAAATAATTCAGATTTTTGATTTTGAGTGGATTGAGAAGCGGGAGATTGTAAAATCCATTATTAAGGCCAAGCTTGGTTTGACAGATAGGAATATTTATGCGAGGCAATGTAAAGTTGGTATTGTAGATAACAAAATTGCTAACGAGTTTTTAATGGAAAATCATATACAGGGGCGTGTACCGTCAAATGTAAAAGTTGGGCTGTTTTATGGTGATGAGCTTGTAAGTGTTTTAACATTTGGAAAATCACGTTATAACAAAAAATATGAATGGGAAATATTGCGCTTTTGTAACGCCTTGAATACCAATGTTGTTGGTGGGTTTTCAAAGATGTTGAAGTTTTTTACCGAGAATTATAAACCGAAATCTATTATTACATATGCTGATGCACGGTTTTCAGATGGTGGGTTGTATAGGAAAAATGGTTTTACCGAGATGGCCTTTTCAAAACCAAACTATTTTTATACTCAAAAATATGATGGCTTGGAAAGCCGGGTTAAATACCAGAAACACAAATTGAAAGATAAGTTAGAGTCATTTGATCCAGAGTTAACGGAATGGGAGAATATGCAGATGAATGGTTTTGATAGGGTTTGGGATTGTGGTAATTTTTGTTTTGTTGTTAATTAAAAGTTAATCCATAATCATATTTTGCTGCTATATATATTGAATTTTGTATAAAATGATATTAAATTAATATTAATAACGTATTAAGGAGCTTTATCATGGCAGAGATTTTTGCGAAACAGGCATTTAGTTTGAATAAAGGGGAAAAAAGAATTCCTTGGCGGTATAAGGGACATGTTGATGATAATGATATTTTAAACTTTATCAATAAAGACCCTCATTTTTCACAAAAAGAAAGATGGAGAACGGTTATTGATATTTTTAGTTTTGATGATGTAGAAAATAATGAAAAGTTTAATAAAAAGTTAACCGGCACAAGCCATATAGCTATAGGAAATGTTGAATTATCTGATAGCACTTTTGTTAGTAACGGGAAAGAGGGTAGCACTTCGTTTAGACAAAATTTGTCAAATCGTGGTTTTGATTTTGAAAGAAAGCAAAAAATTAATGAATTTGCCCTTATGAATGATTTTGAAAGAGAAGATATTGTTAATGAATTTTATAATTCTGGCGATGTTGATGCACTGTTGGCAATTAAAGAAGATTTAAGTGATCGTGGCGAATTTGATATTGCAAAAGAAATAGATGAAAAGGTTAAGACCATTGATAGAAAAAAAGCCGTTGAATCTTCAAACAAAGCCAAACAGGAAATTTTAGATGCATTAAATTAATTTAAATAGTTTGGTGAAACAATGGCTGATTATAATGATTTAGTTGTATCAAAAGAAGAGTTTGAAACTGATAACCTCTTCCCTTCTTCTGAAAAAGTTTATCTTTATACAGATAAATACCCATTATTAGAACCTTATGTTTTAACAAGAAATTTATCATACCAAATTGTTAGAGATGACAATATTAATATGATTACAGTTTCTGGTTATGATTTTTTATCGGCTACTCATATTGTTTCATATTTAAATTTTGAAATAGCACCTGATAGTATTTATCTTAATTTTACATCTTCAAATAATAGATTTTATGATACTATTCAAGTTTTAGGTGTTAGTGGAAATTTTGGTGTAGAAGATATTATTCCTTTTTCAGGAGGAACACAAAGATTATCTCTTGGCAATAAGAATAGAATTCAATTGACAGAAAATGAATATTTTATGTCTATATCGCTTGGCGGAATACCATATTCTGGCGCATGTGAATATTTAATTACACCATCAGCCAATGTTGATGTTGGGTTAACAGTTAATGATTATGGTGATTACTTTGTTAATGAAAATTTGAGCACTGGTGAAATAATTTTTACTCCAAGAAATGATACTACAATTCGTGTGTATAATTTAATGGATGTTGTTTATCCATATAGTTTTGAAAATAGTTATTATGTTGATAATGATAATATAACATCTGGGAATGCATCGCAAGTTGTTATTGATGAATATGGTAATACAGTTAATATTACACATAATGGCTTATTAATTAATAATTTAGATATTCCAGTTTCTATTTCAAATCCAGAAAAGTATTTTGAGCTATATAAGCAAACGCTTTATGATAAAGCAACAAGAGAAAAGCTTATTAAAAATACAGACTATATTATTGATTATTTTAATGGTACTATCGCATTATTAGATACTTCAGAATGGGACGAAGATACAATTGTATGGATTGAAAAATATATTTATGACGAAACATATTATAAATATATTTCTTCAGTGCGCGATGAAATTGGAGACATTTCTTCAGATAATTATAAATTTACACATTCTCAAATTAAAAGATTTTTTCATAAGGCGTTACAGAAAATTTTATTTTGGGTTCCATTGAGTTATTCTGTCAGTAATAATTATATTACTCCAAAATTAACTGATAGAATATTGGATTTTGTATCTGAATATGCAAAAATATTAGCCCTTGAGTCGATATTGAATGATAGGGCAAAAGGCGCTTTGAAGGTTGTTGATGGTGATACATCTTTAGATTTAACAGGTGGAATGAATATAACAAGGCAAAGTCTTGATACACAAAAGCAAGATTTAAAACAAAAAGTTATGGCAGAATTACAAGATTATCTTTGTAATAATAATTATCAAGGTGGTTTTGCTGGTACAGCAGAAACAAACGGAAGTCTTTGGGGTGATGTTTAATGGCGTCATTTAATTATGTTTCTAAAGAAATGCAAAGATTACATTCTGATACAATAGAAAAATTGCGTCAAGATATTGGAATTTTTGTTAATATAATTAAAGAGCTTTCAGTTGATCAGAAAATTGATTGTCCAAATTGTTTACAAGATAATATTACAGGAAAATCAAGTTATATATATCATCCAACGGTTCCATATCCAACTGACGTTGCTGGGCCAATTCCTTTTGCACAAGGAAGTACTTGTCCTATTTGCCGTGGGGAAGGACAAATTATGTTGCCATCGTCATCTGTTGAAATAGTTAAAGCAAAGGCATATAGAAGGTATTATTCCGCTGAAGACTCTTCTGTGAAAAAGAATGATGACCGCTCACTTGTCCCTCCCGGTATATTGGAAAATATTGATATTCGTCTTAAATTTAATGTTAAGTATTTTAATGATATATTAGCTGCTAATTATTTTATGGTTGATGGTCAAAAATTTTATAGACTTACAAATCCAACAAGGAGAGGGCTTGGAGCTTTGTCGCAAGTAATTGTTTTTTGTTCAAATAATCATAAGTTTATGGATTTGAAAAAATAAAATGAGTGTAAATAGACAAATAGTTGCATCAATTTTAAAATCCTATTTAGAAAAATTTTTTAATATACATCGTATTACAATAAAAGACAAGAATACACAAAAAACTGGTACAGGAAGAACTATTCGTTATGAGTATTATAAGAAACTAGAGGAAATTATTACACAAAAAACTAAATTTTATATGACAAAGCGTGGAGAGCCAAGATTAGATTTATTAAATCTTGATGCATTTTTTAGTGGTAAAATTTCTGGTTATAAATTAATGAGACTTTTTGAAAATGGCGCAAGCAGAAGTAATAATTTATTTTTTTTTGGTACAGGCGCACAACAATTATTTAAAAATGTAGTAGAAAAACGGATGCAAAGATATATTTCACAGAAAAAAATAAAAAGATTGTCAACAAAAACTCAAAAGGCAAAAGGATTTAGAAAATTTCAAATTTTAAAAGGCGATAGTGGAGATGGTATTTTGGCAAGATATGATCATTTTTCCCCAAGAGCAAAGGGAATATTGAAAATGATTTATATAAAAAGGGGTATTCCATTTTTTAAAGGTAAAAGAGCATTAAATATTTATAGTGATTTATTAGATTTTTTTAATGTTAAAAAGAATGAGTTATTATATAGAGATTTAAAAAATTTAATAAAAGCAGAAAAAGTTGATGTTGCCGATATTAATTTAAGATCAATAATTTTAAGTTGGCGTATGAGAAAAAAAATAGAAACAGAATTACAAGCACGTATTTCAAGGATTTTAAAATGAGTGATAGAAGCGATGTTTTTTTATTAAAGAGAAATATTTTTTATTATTTAAAAAATGAATTATTAGTTGATAGGTATAATTTACGTGATTTCTCATATGATGTTCGAGTTGAAAATGAAATAATTCCAGTTACTTCATCAACACAAAGAAAATTTATTTTTTCTCATTCAAATATTATTCATAATATACCAGCCTATAGTGTTATTGTTAGAAGAAATGGTTTTGTAATACCATCAACTGAATATGTTGTTAATTATGGAAAAATGTCAAATAGGGCAAATGGCTATATAGAATTTACTCAATCATATATTAATAGTAACCCATTTGTTAAATACAATAATGCCTATGTTGATATTATTTCTGTTGATTATAGCTATTTAGATATTACTATTGATTTTGCATTTAATGATAAAACTGTGACAGAAGATAGTCTGCCAATTATAGCTATTAATTTTGATCAAAATGAAACTGGATCTTGGGAAATTGGTTCGTCTGTAAAAACAAAAAATAGATCAGTTTTTTTTGATATTTATGCAAAAAACCCAAATCAATTAGATAATATCATTTCTTTATTTGAGGCTGATTTTGATAATAGAGAAATTCCTTTAGTCAATTATAGATATGGGGAGCCATTAGATGATAATGGTTTTATTAATATTGATTTTAGTGGCGCTGCTTTTGATGGATATACAATGTCAATTATGCATATTTCGTCAAATCAATTATATCCAGCATCGCCAACAAATATTGATCAATATTCTGCAATGATAGAAACTAATATTTTTAGTTTGGTTTAATTCATTTGCAATAAATAAAAAGACTTTTTCATGAAAAAGAAGTCTATTGACAACATAAAAACATTATTAATACTGCTATAATAGCGTGTGTGTAAACAATAAAAATATTTTTTGTTTTCAAGGTTTGGAAAAAAATATTTAGAGGTTAAAAAATGGCAAATAAAGAAAATAGGGTAATTTACCCCGGCGAAGGTGTATTCCTCAACGGAAGACAAGCTAACCGTGCGCAGACTCTTGGTTCGACATCAACGTTGAACAATGAGGTTGTGAATGAGCTTGGCAATAAAGATATTGTTGAAATTGTTGAGGATGCCCCTTCGGTAGCTATTACTTTAGATACCAATGATCATGCCACTCTTATTAATACTGCTTTAATTGCTGGTAAGAATCCTGATAAAACACGTTTTGTTACGTTGTATGATTTTGAAGGGTCTTATGTCAACATTATTGCGCCTGTTGTTAGGGGTGTTGATTATGGTAAAACTGGTGTTGATGCTGCCGCTGGAAATTTAACAATTTACAGAACTCAGTATATTGAAAAGGCGTATGTTAACTCAATTGAGTTCTCATATACCACTGGTGGTATTGCTACTGAGAATTATGCGCTTGAAGCAGATAATAAAACATGGTTGTGGAATGATGCTAGCAACGTTATTGACGCTCGTATTTTCATGGATGGATCTGACAATGTTGTTGCTTTAACTTCGTCTGAAGTTTTGGTATATACTGGTCGTGATTCTTTTGGTAATGACAAAATAATTTCTTCTGCTCTTAATCCTGAAATGGCTCAGTTTAATGATGGTAGTTATACCCTTGGAACTGATGCAGAAGGTGTTAAGAAGATTGTTTATGTTAATACAGCTACGGCAGATGCAACAACCATTTCTGGTTTTGAGGAAACTGAATATCTGTATGATGGGACTTATGCTAATGGTGGGACAGCTTCCTTTAGTGCTTCTGGTTCTAATCTTTTTCAGATAGAGCTTGATTCTGCTGAAAACGCAAACACCGGGCGCACCAATGGTATCGCAATTACTTTCCAGAGAGCTGCTGGCGGGACTATTCCTGCTGCTGGTGGGACTAATCCTGAATCTAATAATTATTTTAGAATTCAGTATGCCGCTTCTCAGTATGGACAGTATTTTATCCCTAATAATGAGTTTGTTGGTGGGTTAAGACAGGGCCAGATTCAGATTTACCTTGTGAAGTCGTTGATTGATTCTAACGGCCTGAAAAAGGTGGATTGGAGTGACTATGATATTTTCTGGCGTGTACAGAGTGTTACTATTAGTGCCTCTCTGTCTCGTGAGGTTTTATCTGAGCTTGGCCACTTTAAGCCTTATGCAAGGTCTATTACCTATCCTATTCCTGTTACGGTATCTATTGAATCTACTGACTCGGATACAGAAATGTTTGCTACTCTTTGTGGCAAAAATTTCTCTAATGTTCCCCGTGGTACAGAGGTTTCAATTGATGACTTGTTAAAGAATCTTAATCTTGTTGTTAAGTTGTTCCGTTATACTGACGTTCAGCGCAAAAAGATTAAGACGCTCTTACAGCAGGAAGGGGCTACCACTAATGATCTGGCTGGCTGGGTTGAAGCTGAGTCTGCGCTTAGAGAACAGAATTCTTCGTTGCTTGCTTATGGCGGCACGAACCTTTTTGCTGACAAAGCTGCAAGAGATCAGAATGGGACTACCTATTATGTTCACGATTTAGCTCCTATGAAGGTTGTTTCAGTTAGAGAACTTATTCCAACTGACGAAGGGCAAACCCTGAGCATAGGCTCAAATGCCACACAATCTTTTAGTTTTACTGCATACAATATGTGTGTTGGTATTGGGGCGGCTTCTCCGCAGACGTTGAGTATTCCTCCTTCTGGGGCTGGGTATTACTTGCTGAACGGCTCTGGTGACAGCGCTTATGATATTGGGTATCTTGGGCTTGCAATTAACACTTCTGGCGCTGATGAGGTTATGGGTGTGCAATTTGTTGAGAATGGGGTTGCTGAATATTGGGCCGCATTTAAATGGGGTCAGACGCTATCGGGCGATACCTCCGACACGTATTAATGTAAATTAATATCAACAATTTGTTTAGAGAGGGCTTGACGCCCTCTCTTTTTTTTGCTATCATATTGGTATGAGAAAAAAATCTCCACAATCATTTTTTAATGAAGTATGCGAACATATAAAAAACTACTCTAAGGAGTATAATCTCCTTTCTTCTGAAAAAGATGAGATGATTATAGTTAAACATCTTGTATGTGGAACTGTTTTTCAAAAATCAAAGGATTCTTATCGTGCTCATCCTTTTTGCAATAATAAAGAATGTATTCAAAAATATAAAGATGATAATATGATATCAAAGTATGGAGTAAAAAATCCATCTCAGGTTAAAGAATTTAATGATAAACGAAAACAAACTTTTATTAAAAAATATGGCGCAAAAAACCCATTTCAAAATGAAGAAATAAAACAAAAATCAAAAGAGACAATGATAAAAAAGTATGGTGTAGAACATAATTCTAAACTAGAAGATCATATAGAAAAAGTTAAGGCGACAAGTTATGAAAGATATGGTGTTGATTGGTTTTCTAAAAATAATGAGATAAAAAATAAAATTAAAAAAACAAATTTAAAACGCTATGGCGTAGAGCACGTGTTACAAGATAAAACAATTATTGATAATGCAAGAAAAGAAAAATTTTATCATTTTTTTGTTAATAATATATTAAAATATAAAAATGTTATTCCATTATTTAGTGCAAATGATTATTATGGTACAAGAAAAAATGGTGTTATTTATTATAAATTTCAATGTAAAATATGTAAAAATATTTTTGATAGTGCTATTGCCTATAGCCAACCAAGATGTATGAAGTGTTTTCCAATTTTTAATGGTTCTTCAAATATTGAAAAAAATGTACAGAGCTGGCTTTCTGGTTTGATTAATATTAAGTGTAATAAACGATTTTTTGTTAATGGGAAATATAAATATGAGCTCGACGTTTTCATAGAAGAGAAGAAAATTGGGATTGAGTTGAATGGGCTGTATTGGCATAGCGAAGTTAGTGGTGGGAAGGATAGAAATTATCACCTTGATAAAATGAAGTGGTTTAATGAGCAGGGGATACAAATAATTCAGATTTTTGATTTTGAGTGGATTGGGAAACAAGATATTGTAAAATCTATTATTAAGGCAAAGCTTGGTTTGATAGATAAGAATATTTATGCAAGGCAATGTAAAGTTGGTATTGTAGATGGCAAAATTGCAAACAAGTTTTTAATGGAAAATCATATACAGGGGCATGTGCCATCGAATGTAAAAGTTGGATTGTTTTATGGTGATGAGCTTGTAAGCATTTTAACATTGGGTAAATCACGTTACAATAAAAAGTATGAATGGGAAATATTGCGTTTTTGTAACGCTTTGAATACCAATGTAGTGGGTGGTTTTTCAAAGATGTTGAAGTTTTTTACTGAAAATTATAAACCAAAATCAATAATTACTTATGCAGATGCACGATTTTCAGATGGTGGGTTGTACAGAAAAAATGGTTTTACCGAGATGGCATTTTCAAAACCTAATTATTTTTATACTCAAAAATATGATGGCTTGGAAAGCCGGGTTAAATACCAGAAACATAAATTGAAAGATAAATTGGAAACCTTTAACCCAGAACTAACCGAATGGGAAAATATGCAGCTTAATGGATTTGATAGGGTGTGGGATTGTGGTAATTATTGTTTTGTTAAAAATTAAATTATTTCTTGCTTTATTTTAAAAGGTATGCTATATTAAACATATGGAAAATCGGCAACAGTATTATAAAGAATATTTGGTCATGTCTGATGATCAAAGATATTTTGGTAAAAAAATAGAAGAAAAAGTGATTCCTTTGTCAGGGAAATTCCTTGATTATTTGGAAATTATTTTTTCTACTTTAAGCATGAATGAACCAAAACATCAGGATCTATTAAAAGAGATTCGTTCAAAAGTATTAAGAGATAGCAATGATGCTGTTAGAAAATTGCTTACAGATTTGAGTGAATTTTCTTTGTCAAGAATAAATAAAGAAATTATTAAGTTTAAAAATAAATAGAGGTGCGGAATGGAAGAGAATATTGTTCGTGGGCGTGGAAGAAGGAAACAAATTTTAGAAGATGAAAATGTTAAAGAAATTCTTAATGAAGAAGTTGAAGATGGGACGGATGATGATTCTGATGTAGAAGAAAATATTTCTGTTCCTCGTTTACCACAACCAAATAAAGAAATTTTGGCTTCTGATGAAGAGTTAAAAACAGGTAAAAGATCTTTTAAGGTTGAATATAATGGCGTTGATATTACGCTGAGTGTTAGAAAACCAACTACAAAAGAAATTGAAATTGCAGATTGGGAATTCTCCAGATATTTTAATAAAGCAATTACTCAAGGCATTATCCCGGAGGGGAGAATGCTTGAAATTTTGAAAGAGCAGGGTGTTTGGAGTGACGAAAAAGATAATGAAATCAATGAGTTAACAAAAAAACTTGTTGAACTTGAAGAAAAACTTACCGTCATTAATGAAGAAACTCGTGATTATGATGTTCTTATTAAAATTAAGAAAGAATTGAAAGATACGAGAAATGAGATTTGGACTAAAAGAATTACAAAGCAACAATATCTTACACATACCGCAGAAAATAAAGCCGATGAGCATAGAAATAAGGTTATTGTTAGTTTAGTTACAGAATATAATGAAGGCCCAAAAAAGGGGAAGAAATTTTTTGAAAGTTTAGATCATATGTTAATTTTTGATAATCAAATTCTTGTTAATGTTTGCATGGTAAACTATATGACTCTTTCAAATGGGCTTGCAACAAACTTCCTTGAAAACGCATTTCCAGAAGATAAAAAAGAACAATGGGAAATTGAGGAAGAGAAAAGACGAATGTAACAATGAAAGAAAATGTCTTTAATTTTATCAGATGAACAAATTGAACAATACTTATCGGAAATTACAACAGGTCTTAAATCTGTAATTATAGACATTAGTGACTTTTTGTCTGAAAAAGCGCCAACAGAGAATATACAAAAAAAATATAAATTTATTTTACGACACCCTTCTTTAATAGAGCGAAGAATTGCAAATATGCGATATAATGATGCATATGCAAAAGCTCAAGAGGAAGGGTTTCGTTCGTTGTCAGAGTTAGAAAAAGATTTCATTGAAAAATATAATTTATATACTGAGAATGATAAAAAAAGAGAAGATTATTTGCGGGCAGAGATTGATGTCCAAAATGCCTTATTTAAGGCCGCAAAACAACCTTCATATAAAGAAAAATATAGAGAGTCTTTAGAGGCTGCAAAATCAAAATATTTTAATTGGGTTTTTAAAAAGTTAAAATATAATGACCATACACGGGAATCTATTTCTGATAAAGCAAGAATTTTATATTTAGTTTCTGTATGTACATTAGATTATGCAACGTTAGATCAGTATTGGGAAAATGAAGATCAATTTTACAATAATAATGATGCTATATTCAATAGTTTAGTATTAAAAAGACTTCAAATTGAATTAAAAGATTTTCTTGTTGGATACGAGACTCGTGTTTTAAGGGCGATTGCAAGGAGTAATCAATGGAAATCAATTTGGTCTATTTCATTAAAAACTGGCGCTCCATTATTTGGTGTGCCATTAACTGGTGGTAAAAATATTTTTGATGGGCCTGTGTCTACTTGGACACATGCTCAAATACAATTATGTAATTGGTCTATGCTGTATGATAGCGTAATGAGTGGTATGGAACCACCACCAAATAGTATTTATGAAAATGATGAATTATTTGATAAGTATGTTTCAAAGCTTGTAGAAAAGCAGGAACGGGAAAGGATAAAGAATTTAGGAGCTTCTGGTGGAAGTGCTTACGATCATGGTGATGTTGTCGTAATTGACCCACAGGAAAAAGAACTCCTTTTTGATGATAAAGGAAATTTAAGGAAATAGGTATTTTATAATGCCGAAGAATGAGAATATTAAAGTATCCGGCAATTTAGATATAAATATTACTTTTAGTAATTTAGATAGCCAATTACAAAAATTAAAATCACAAAAATTAGTTTTAGATATACAGCTTCCATCTCAATTAAATGCTTCTTTAGATAAAGTAATACAACAAACTTCATCTACTGCAAAAGCATTTAATGAAATAAAAAGCGCTACTAATACCATTTCAATTGAAAATTTTGCAAAGCAATCTGTAAATGCAAATACTGAAATTAAAAAATTAAAGCAAAATATAGATAGAATTGGCTCAGAAATGTCAAAAATGGGTAATAAAGCGTTATTTGACCCAGCGTCAGCAACAAAGCTATCTAATCAATTAAAAGCACTTGAAAATAATTTTGAAATTTTAATTAAAAAGGCTTTAGAATTAGGTAAAGTAAAACTTACTGGGTCATTACAGGATGATTTAGATAAGCTTAGTCATAAAAAAGGGTTTGCCAATTTAGCAAGTCAAATTGCTAATTTATATAATGCAAATCAGCAAGTTATTTCATCTACAGATCAAATAAGTGAAAGATATACAAGGGCTAAAAATGCCATTGAACAAATGTCTCCTGCTGGTAGAAAATATTTATCTATTCAACAGCAAATGGTGTTAGCTGCTTTTGATTCAGTTAGAGCTTTTCAAGGACTTAAAGATGCCGGGGCTGTTTATGATTTTTTAAATAACAGAGCTGGGACAACAACTCAAACTTTGTTTTCGCAAGGTATTGCAATTGGTAAATTAAATACACAAATTGATAAAACTGGTAAAATAGTAAATCAAACAATATCACAATCTGGAAAAATTTATGGAGCAATAACAGGTGGAACCAAAGCTCTTGTTGGAAGAATAGCAACGTGGGCAACTGGTATGATGGCATTTTATGGAACAATTCGTCTCGTAAAAGATTCATTAAAAATTCTTGATGACGTAGAAATGCAATTGGCTCAAATGCGAATTGTTATGGATGAAACGACTACAAACTTTGATACATTAACAGAAGCTGCTGTAAATATGGCAACAAAATATGGCGTTGCGCTTGGTGATACATTAAAAGCTATGGTTGTGTTTGCACAACAAGGTTTAACACAAAATGAAGTTATTAATTTAACTGAAGCGTCACTGCTTGCATCTAACGTTACAACATTAAAGGCATTTGAGGCAACTGAACTTTTAACTGCGGCAACAAAACAATTTAAATTATCTGCTGATGATGCAATTTCTGTAGTTGATAAATGGACAAATGTTGCTGCAAGAAACGCAGTCACTGCAAAAGTTTTAGCTGATGCAACAAAGCGCGTTGGCGTTAGTGCTCGTTTAGCTGGTATTGATATAGATTTTTTCAATGGTATTGTTACTTCAATTGGTGCTGCAACAAGGCAGTCCGGCGATGAAATTGGGACATCTTTAAGATATATATTTAGACAGTTTAAGTTAGAAAATGCTATTAAGGCGTTGCAGGACGTTGGAATTGCTGTATATTCTACTGGTTCTGCAATGGCTAATATTGGAACAGATTTTAGAAGTACAAAAGACGTTATCGAAGAAATGGCTGCAAGCTGGAAAGGTATGTCTGATATGCAGCAGGAAAATATAGCGCTTGCGCTTGGGGGAAGGAGGCATTATAACTCAGTTAAGGTTTTAATGGAAAACTGGGATGATGTTGTTAAAGCTCAAATAGATTCTCAAAATTCTTGGGGATCTGCTATGACAAAGAATGAAGTTATAATGCAGACTTTTTCAAAGACAGTACAATTAATGAAAAACGAATTTACAGCATTAGTTGTATCTCTTGGAAATTCTGGTGGATTGACTTCAATATTAGATATGTTAAAAATGGCTGTTAGCACAGGCGGGGCGTTAATTAATGTTTTTATGACATTACTTGGCCCATTTAAAGCATTAATTGGCCCTGCGACAGGGTTGCTTATTGCAATGCAATCTATTTCTGTAGTTGCAAGCAGGCTTGGGCTTGGTAATGCTTTTGCTGGGTTGGTTGGTTCAATGAAGGCATCAGTTGGGCTTGGAACAACAATGCTGGCTCAATTATCTGGAGAAGCTAAATTAAATACTGTAATTAATTCTTTAATGAAAGAAAAAATTACATATGAGACTGTTGAATTAAAAGTAAGGGCACACCTTAATGCATTTGGTTTAACTGAATTTGCTAATCAAAAAGCAATTGTTGATATGTTAAGCAGCCAGCTTCTTATTGAAAAAGGAATTTTAAATGTACAAACAGAACAAGTTACGCTTGGCTCTGTTTTAGCAAATCAAAAAAAAGTTAATTTAGCTTTAACTGGACAATTAAGCGCCGCTGAATCTGCAAGTAGTTTAAAGGGTGCTGGAATTGGTGCAGCATCTTTTGTATCAAGAGCGTTTAAGGGAGAAACTGGCGGTAAAGAGTTTTCTATTGCTTTTAGAACTGCTGCAATGAGTGCGGGGATGGCTGCCGAAGGGGCTTCAAAGGCTTCTGCCGCATTTGGTGTTGTTAAAACTATGCTTGGTGGTGTTCGTGCTGCTGCGGGGGCTTTACTTGGAACAATGGTTAAATTATTACCATTGTTGCTTGTTGGTGGCGCAATTTATGGGATTGTTAAACTTGTAGAAAGCTTTGGCAAAGCTAATGATTCCGCTGGGGAATTTTTAAAAACACAAAAAAGTCAATTAGATTATTATAATAAAATTTTATCAACACAATCTCAACTTATTATTCAACTTAAAAAAGAATCTGATTTAAGAAGTAGCATGAAAAACAGTGGTTCTACAAAAAGAGATGATGTTGAAAATATAAATAAACAAGCTGAACTTTATGATAAAATTGCTGAAAAGTTTCCAACATTGGTTGTTGGTTATAATGAATATGGAAAAGCAATACTTGACGCAAATTATTTATTAGCAGATGGTAGTGTAAACATAGAAAAAATTATTAAAGAAAGTGAAAAACTTACGCTTGATGCTAAATTGAAAAAAATATCTGTTCAAATTGAATATATATCAAAATCGTTTAAAGATATGTATGATAGAACTGGATTTTTGGGTATTGATTCAAGCGCCATACAAGATTTAAAAGAATATAGCGATAAATTATTATATATAAGAAAACAAATTAAGAATGTTAAAAGTGGTAAAAATATAGAAGATATAGGAAGAATGGAAGACATAATAGGAATTGGTGAAGATCTTGCAAGTATGAATTTATCTAAATCATTTGATATTATGATAGGTGGGCAAGTATCTGTATTTAGTGCAAAGTTTATGAGCTGGATGAAAGAGGCGGAACAGGCGGCGGCTGCTGGTTTTGAAAAATATAAAACACAAGTTTCAAAAAAAATTAACGATGTGAATAGAACTCTTAATGATATAATTTCAAAAGCTGGTGGTGGATTAGCTTTTTCGGCATTGTATGCAGAAGGTGATTTTGATAAAGAAGATTCCCCATTGGCTCGTATTTTTAACCTTTATCAAAAAGATGCCCAGCTATATTTTGGTGGTGATAGTGATAAAGCATTTCAAATGACCTTTACAAACTTCTGGGGTAGATTTTTTAAGGGTAATGAAAAAATATTTATGGCCCTTGCACAAGATTCAAGAGATAAATTAGCAGATGCTTTATTAGATGTATCAAATTTTGATTTCACAAAAGTTTTTGCTAATTTATCAGCAGATGATGTCAGTTATGGGATTAAAAATTTCTTTCAAAATGTAACTTCTGTTATTGGTGATGAAATTAAAAGAACTGGAAATCTTGTTGATATAAATCAATTTTTTGAAAATGTTGCTTCCCGTTCAGATTTACAGGGTGGTGATAAAGATAAAGCATTCCAAGATACTTTTGAGAAAATAGTACAAGGCCGCTTTTTTATTATCCAAGATTCAATGGGTAAAATAAGAAAATTTTATAGTGATGAAAACAAAAGAACAATTGAGATTATGACACAGGGTGGAGTGCAAACTACAAGAGAAGTAAGTACACAAGCTATAATGCCAAGCGCTGGCGAAAAATTTAGTATTATTAAACAAGAAAAAGATAAATCTGGTAGTAAGTTTTTTACTTCTTTGTCAAAAGAAAGTAAACTACTTGAAAATATGATTAAGCTGCTTGGCACACAAGTACAAATAGTTGAACATTATAATAATTTAGTAAAAGACAATTTAAATGATTGGAAAGATATATATTCAGTTGGTTTTCAAACTGGCGCAGTAATTGAAGGTGTTGCTGATAAACAGGTTTCTGCTGCGGCTGCTATAAATGCCCGTGTTGCTGCGGCGGCCTCTATTGTTAGAGACTTGGCTATTCCAAAACTTGAGCTTGGTGAAGCAAGTATTAATGTTGAAAGACAACAATTGGGACTTACTGTTTTAACTGATTTTAACAAACAGTTTGATATTATGTCTACCAATGCTGCTGGCGGTATTCAATTAACTGATGATTTCTTTAATAAGACTTCACAAAGTTATAAAGATATGTCAAAGGACTTAGAATTATTCAGTAGAATTAGTGGTATCAAAGTAAATGCAGATGACTTTTTTCCTGATAAAGCAAAAATTAAAACAAGAGCTAATGAAATATACAATACATTTGAACAGCGTATGAAACAAATGGCTCCAATGCGTTTAGATACAGATGAATATAATAAGCAAATGACTGGTTCTTTAAAGAAATTTAAAGATGCATATGGCAAATTGAATAAAATGACTGGTACTGATCTTGATAGTACTTTTTGGGAAAAAAGTACATATCGTATGCGTGAAATTGAAAAAGGTCAGAAACCTTCTGAGAAACAGCAATTTAAAGATACAGCAATGTATCTTGCTAAACAGGAAGCTATAAATGCTGTAATTCAGAAAAGAAATGATTTAGAAATGAAAGCCATTAATCAGACTGTTAAAGCATATGATGTTTATATAAATAAATTAGATAAAGTTACTCAATATTTAACACAAAAATTATCTATAACAACAGATCCATTAGCACAACAATTAGTAACTAGTGAATTATTGTTAGTTTCATTACAAAGGCAATTGGCTGCACAAGAACAAATTAATTCTATATCAAGAGCAACGTATAACCTTTTTGAGGGTCGTGCCACAGTTTCTTCACAAGAATTAGTTAATAGATTAAGACCCGGTGTTGTAACACGGAATCCAAATACAGAGCTTGCATACAATAATGTACTACGTGGGACAGGGCTTGTATATAGTGATTTAATTGAGACTGTAAAAACATATACAGAAGATCTTGAAGTACTTAATAGTGGCATAGATAAAAATAGCACAAGATATGTAATTGCCGCAGGGCGCATTGATACGTATAGAAGAGAAATTTCAAGAGCTGCGCAAGCTTTATCGGCTTATACTTCTCGTGGTGCTGACATGGCAACAAGTAGGACTGCTTCAGAGTCTTTGCAAAGAGTTGAAGAAATTCAAAATAAAATTTTGACAGCACAAACTAATTTAGCTGCACTTCGTGAACGTATTAAAAAACAACAAGAAGAAGCGAGAAAAATACAAGTTGAAGCATTAAAAGGTTTTACTAAAGCATATTCACTTGATGTAACTGATATTGCTATTTTTGATGAGTCTGGATTAAGAAATGCTGGTGGAAGATTTAATGAGTTATATAAAAAAATAGTTGATGAAGTTGTTAACATTTATGGTAAAGGCACACCAAAGGCCAAGGCCGCTCAGAAGCAATTTTATGAAGAATTAATGCAACCATTGCCAATGAATTCAATGGCGATTGATAAAATGCTTATTTCTCTTGCAAAACCAGCAAGATATAAGAAATTTTTTCAAGCAGCAACAAATGTTGCTGAGGAACAGGCAAAAGTTGTTGAAGATTTTCTTAAAAAAATGATTGATCTTGGTACTGATTTTGATATGCCGTTTGCAGAAGCATTTAAAAAACAAGGATTTAAAGATTTAGATGTTCCAGAATCTGTTATTAATTCAATTAAGCTACTTGGTAGCTCAATGAACGAAGTTATGGCAACTATGGTTCGTTTAAAACAAGCGGCATTTTTTGAAAAAATGAATCTCGATTTATCCAAGATAACTGCGCAAATGGAAGTGTTTGGCGGTGATTTTAAACATATAGATAAAACAACTGAAGCATATAGAAATCTTTTAAATGATATAATAAATAAATCCGTTGAACATTTTGGCTCTTGGGAAAGAATTGATAAAGTAACAAAATCAATTATTTTTTCCACTAAAGAGCAACTTGGTGTTCTTGAAGAAATAAGAATTAAACATGATCTTATTAGAAACACAGTTTCTGGTATTAGTGATATTTTTAAGAAAAGCGCTTCTGATGCATCATATAATGTTGGCAAAGGTTTAATGGACATTAAAAAGAAAATACAGGACGATACATTTGGAAGATATATAGATAATGCTTTTAAACAAATTTCAGATGCGTTGACCCGTGGTTCTTTTGAAGGAAAATTAACTAAAGAACAAACCGATATGCTTTCCTTAGAAAAGATACGTGCGACTTTTCAAAAAAAACAAATTATAGATGCAAGTAAGGCTGGTGCTGATGAATTTGTTAAAATTTTATTAAAAGGGTTTGAAAAAGTTAATCAAAATCAAACTGAAGAACAAAAAAAGAAAGAACTTGAAAATTTTCAAAAAACACAATTAAAAACATTACGAGATTCTGCAATTACTCAAAATGTTGGAGTTGGTGGTGGAACAACAATAGTTTTAAAAAACATTATGGAACGTGGTAAGAAACAAATAGAAGCTGGTGAAGATCCACAACAGGTTATTAGTAATTTAGCAAATTATATAAAAGATTTACAAGATACAACTGGGACAAGGTTTGATGTTAGCCAATCTAGATCTTTTCGTATGGGTGGGGAAGAAATTAATTTTGGTAATGCTGGTAGTGATTTATCAAAAATTAGTTTACAATTAACAAAGGGTCTTCAAATTGAATTAACAAAATCAAAAATTCAATCTGCAATAAAAACAGTTAATGATGGTTTTAAATCTATTGGAAAAGATATAAATTCTATTGATGCTCACAATATGGAAATTATGTTAAATCAGTATATTGTGCAATTATCAAAAGCTGTAAGTAATTCTACAGAAAATGTTGATCTTGCAAAAACTGTTATTTCAAAATCTTTAGATGATATGATTTCATATTTTCTTGTTTTAGCTAAAAATTCTCCAGAAAAAATAAAAATTTTGAAAGGGTTAAAACAAAAATATGAAGATAGCATGAATGAAAAACCAATACAGCAGTCGATTGTTGATCAAGAAGCTGTTTTACAAAATTTGAAAATAAATCAGATGTTTTCGACTTCTGCAAATATAAACAAAGTTAAACAAACACATGGTGGGTTTGGTATACCATCTGGTAATAATATTTTAAAAGATATTTTAGGTTTGGATACGTCTAAATTAAGTAAAAAAGATCTTACAAAGGCTTTTGATTCTTTGTCAGCGTTGAATTTGCCTGATCATGTAATGAGAGACATTAAAGAATTTCCAGATTTCTTAAAAAGATTTGCGTCTATGTCGAAAAAGGAATTTGGTGCTTCAATTTTAAAACGTATTGGTGGTGTTAACGCTGAAGATATAAATAAATCTATGATAAGTAGAGCTGTTTCATTATATAATGTTTCTAGTGCTTCACATAAAGGTGGGAAGCAGATTGATGAAGGCGAAATGAAACAAGTCATGGAAGCAATAAAAATAATATCTACAGTAAAACAAGGTGAAAAATTAACACAAGAACAACAAGATGCACAAAATACATTAATGAAATATGGTATAGAGCAAGGTGATAGATTATATGATGCTTTTATAAAGTTAAAAACTGCTGCTGATAACGCCTCTAGTGAATTAAATAAAGTTAAAGGTAATGCCAAAGAAATGGCTGAAGATGAAAATGGTGTTGTTGGAACTGTATTGCTTAATTCATTTAAAGCAATTGGTGCTACATTATTATCAAAATTAACAAGTAATTTACAACGTCAATTTCTTGGTTCTGCTGGCATTGAAGGAAATTCAGCATATATGTCTACTGATAATGGTATTATGTTATCTGGGGCAGGGACAAAGCAAGGACAAGTTGTAACACAGGGGATGGGATTAGTTGGCGCTGGGTTAGGAAAAGCTACTGGCATCCCCGGAATGGATATTGCTGGCTCGTTAATTTTTCAAAAGGTTGGGGGATTAATATCTAATAAACTTTTTGGTGATAGCGCTTTGATAAAAGCGGTTAATGCTGCAAAAGTTGCGACTATGGCATATAAGGTTGCATTAACTGAAATAACTAGGGCGATGATAGTTATAGAGGCAAATTTTAATTCATGGAATATGTCTCTTGGTGATTTAAGTAAATCCTTTTCTGATGCAATTGGAAATTTTGGAAAAAATTTAGATTTTGGCAATTTAAATTTTTATGATATATTTGGAGTAATTGATTTATCTGGGCAAATTGAAAGTGTAAATGGGTTTGCTGACCAAGCATATAATGCCGCTGTTAATTTAAATAGTTTAACCGGGGCTGCCGATAGTCTTGGTGAAGTTTTTTCAATATTAAATGAGCATCTTAAAACATTTTCAGTTTTTACACAAACTTCTGGTGGGACTGGATTAACATTAAATACTACTGATATGGCAAATATGGCTTTTGAAAAAATACAATCAAGCTTTGATCAAGTTAATTTATTAATTCAGAAAGCCGATTTGATGGGGCCAAGAATACAAGCGGAGCAACATTTAGCAGATGTTCTTAAAAAAGATTATGAACATATAAAACATGTTAATGATGATCAATGTATAGAATTTTATACAGATCAAGATGTAAATAATGCAAGAGAGTCTTGGTTAAGTCAGCAAGATAGAGTTAATTCTATGATAAAAGAAGAGGCTGATTTAAGACAAGAAATAATTAATAAAATTTCAGAAAACAAACAAGCCGCCGTTGATTTTGCTGATCAAATGAAAAATTATGCAAAATCAGTAAATGATTTAAGAACACAAAGCGTTGATTCTGCAATGGCATGGAATGCTGCTATTAGTTCAATATCATATAATTTAAATGGATTAAGCTTTAATGATATTTTTAATAATTTAATGGATAATTTTGGTAAATTATCATCATCATTTAGAGCAGATTTTAATAATGCACTTTATGATATAAATGCAGTTACCCCAACCGGGATTGAAGCATCATTAAATTCTGGATCACCAATTTTACAATTAGATGCCGGGACATTAAGAACTTTATCTGGCGATTTGGTTGCTCTTATGGGCGATCAAATAACCGCTGTAGCAAGTTTTGATCAAAGCGTTGCTGAACAAATTGGCGACAAAAGTGTTGGTGAAATTATAAAGTTGTATAAAGAATATCAATTTCAAATGATTGAAGGTATTGCAGAAGGGCAAAAATTTTATATTGAATCATTAATAAGCAGGACGGAGCTTGGTTTCGCATCATTATCTTTTACTGCTAAAGATTTTTATGATACTTTATCAAAAACATTTAATGCAATACAAGCTGATATGGCGCTTGTTGTAGATTCTATTAAAGAAGCTGTTGAAGAATTTAGGCTGTCTGCTATTTCTTTTACAGGAGAAGATTTCTTGCAGCGTTTTACTGCTGGGGAAAATATAGTTGATCTTTATGCTAATATAAGTGAATATGGAACACGGGCAATACGCTTATTTGAGGAGACTGCTCGTGGACAAGTAACTATTTCTCAGGAAGCAAAGAATTTTTATCAAGAACAGGCTGAATTAATTTCTGCTCAAGCGACATATGCTCAAAATCAAATTGATGCATATGCAGTTCTTTTACAGAGAACTTTTGCTGACACAGGGGCGTCTGCAACGTATGGTAATATTGTAGCAAATGAAGGTGTTAGAATACTAACGGCAAATGAATTACGTGCTGTCACTCAGGAAATTGTTGGTGCAGAGACACCACAAGAACAGGCTCAATTAAAATTATTTAATGATTTTTATAATGCTTATCTTGATTATGCTGCTGATGCAGATTCAAAAGTCAAAGAATTAATTGACATTGGTAAAGAAGCTAATGATTTATTAAATAAATTAAGAGAAGAATATTTAAAAGAGTTTACCAAACCAACAACAGAAAGACTATTTGCTGAAGAAAATCTTCGTGCATTAAGAAATATGCAACATAGTATGGACGAATTTGGAAATGTTATTTATACTTCTACTGGAGAAGTTAATAGAGTTAGTGAAGTTGAATTTAGAAGAATGAGGGAGATTGATCCATCACAACAAATAGCAAGTACTTTAGAAGAGTTTGATAAACTTTTTGGGTCTGTTATACAAGATAGCCCACAAAATGTTTCTACGTATACGACTGTAAAACCAATAACTCAAAATTTTACAATTACTATTGATGCAGAGTTTCTTGATGCATCTCAGCTTACAATTGAACGTCAAAGAAGCCTTGCATTAATGATTAAAAAAGAATTAGAATTAATTGGATCAAAATTTTCTTCCAAGGATTAAAAAATATAATGTCTAAAAAACATACTTATGAATATGTAAAATCAAAATTTGAAGAGCGTGGATATAAATTACTTTCTAAAGAATATAATTGTGCTCATGATAAATTAGAATATCAGTGCCATTGTGGTTATATTGGTAGTATAAAATTTTATTCATTCGCTAATAATGGCAAAGGATGCCCTAAATGTGGTTTTAAATCGAGCGCTGACAAGCAAAAATATAGTTTTAATTACGTAAAAAATTTTTTTGCAAAATTTGGATATACAATTTTAGAAAAAGAATATATTAATTTTGATACAAAAATGAAATTTTTATGTCCAAAAAATCATATTCATGAAATTACTTTTCATAAATTTAAATCTGGAAGAAGATGTGGAATATGTAATAAAGAGAGGCTTATGGTTACTGGTGAAAAACACCAAAACTGGAATGCAAATATTTCTAGCGAAGAAAGAGATAAAAGAAGATTATTATGCGGAAATTATGTAGAAAAATGGAGAAAATTGATTTTTATAAGAGATAATTATACATGTAAATGCTGTGGGCAATATGGTGGAAAATTAAATGTTCATCATATTTATAATTGGAGCAGTTATTTTCATATGAGATTTATGCTTTCAAATGGGATTACTTTATGTAATAGATGCCATAACCTTTATCATAAAGAATATGGAAAAATGGAAAATAATATTAGTCAATTATTAAATTTTATAAAGGATAAAAAATATGATCCTAAATGAAAAATGGTTTGAACAAAACATGTGCGGTAAAGCTTTCTCATGTGTCGAGGAAGATGGTCTTTTTGGTAAAGAACATATGGAATTTTTTAATTATTATATAAACACACAACCAAATAACATAAACTATGCTTGGGGCGCATTAATTAATGATAAAATTTGTGTTTTAGAAGCTATTTTGTTTTTACTTGATGAAGTAAAAAACGACATTAAAGATGAAAAGGCATTAAACATTATTAATTTAGCAGAAGATATGTTTATTAAAGGAGAGATTGTTGCCAATAATGATGTTAAAAAATTCTTTAGACTTTTACATAAAGAACACCCAAGTTATTATAATGATAGTCCATTATATAGGGCTATATATGAATTAAGTTTATTTATTATTACAAAATCGACAGATTTATTGGGTGCTATTTCAAGATCTATTATCGAATGGCGCAAACAACAATATGATGAAGATGAATTTAAGTTAGCACAACAACATGCTTATAAAATTAAAGAAAATTTTATTGATGGATATATAAAGTAGGAGATAGCCTGTGTCACGATTACCAAATTATGGTGTGAATAAATTTCTTATTGGCGTTAAAGGCGCATTTGGAAAAAAATTATCTTATGATAATTCTGGTAAACGTATTATAGATATTTTAGAAGTAATGGGCCATGCTGACGACACAGAAGCTGATGCCTCTACTCCTGATAAAGGATATTATGGCACAGTTGATTTATATAGTAAAGATGAATATGCCTTTGAATCAAATATTTTAAATCAAGATGCAGATGGGAATCCAGATTATATAAATAGATGGGATGTGGCTCCAGATTTTACAATGAAAACCTTTGTCAAGGAAATTGTATATTTTTGTGAATTAGAGGCACAAAGAATAGTTACTACTATTTATGTTTCTAATTATCCAATTATTAAAAATTTTACTAATCAAGATTTTTATGTTGTTAATAAGAAGGGTGATCGTGATTATAGTAAGAAAATATTACTTTCTTTTAATGATTATTTAGAAGAAATTGATAGAATTGGAAATTTAGCAAAAAGTGATATTACAGTACAAGTGGTAAATGAAAACGGTGAAACGTGTTTATTAGATATTGGACAAAAAATTGTAGCAGAATATTGGTTTTATACTCATACAGATAATTTGCGTGATAATGATAACAATACATATTGGACAACTGTAGACAATAATGTTGATAGTTATATTGAAATTGATTTTAATCCAAGTGGCGCAAAATCAAATTTAGTTTATAATAATATTGAATTTGTTTTTAGAAATATAGCTTATGGTGTTGGCCCATATGAATATATTATACAGGGTGCGGATTTATCAGCTAATAATAGGAAAAGATTTAAGACTCTTGCAAGTGGTGTTTTACCAGCTAAAGATGAAGGGGCATCGTATGTTGTAACATTTGACGATGTTGATTATAGATTTTTAAAAATAGTATTAATAGGGACGGTAAATGATGATTATGTTTATTGTCAATCTTTATTGTCTAATAGTAATGCCGCAATTGAAGGAAAGGCTTTATCTGGGCCTACTGTTAATTTAGATTTACATTATTCTGGCAATATACAAATTGATAGTAACGAAACATATCATTTAAATATTATGGATTATAATTTGTTAAGTGATATTCAACATTTGCCATATAGTGGTGTTGCTGGTATAATTAACTTTTTATATCATAAAAACTATTTAGATAACAATCTTCCATCTCATAGTGTTTCTATTTTGTCTGGAGATTACTTTCCTGAAAGTGGAGATTTTAATTTCTCAGTTACGAATACCCCTGATTTTAATTTAGCTTTGTCAGGAAATAGTGTAGGTATAGATTTTGGTGAAATGAGAAGTTGTGATTTTGCTGGCTTACGTGATGCAACATCATATAATGGTATTATATATGATAATAGCTTTAGCGTATGGGTTAGTAATGACAATGTTACATATGTTCCTGCGAGTGATGCGATTGTAGATAATGTATATACAAATTGTCTTGGAATTGATATTGCAATACGAGATATTGATTCATATTGTAGATATTTAAAAGTTAATTATATTGGCTATAGCGGTGCTGATGTTATAAATAATAGTGATTTAATGTTAACACCATTTCCAGAATATATGAGGGTGTCAAATATTCATTTTACTAATCCATATGCAATTAATTTAACTTCTCCAATTAGTGGCTCTGGTTCATATATTGGGATAGATTATGATTCTTATGGATTTGAACATTTATTATTTAATATCCCAGCGTCAAATAATTTAACAACATTTTATGAAACATCTGGCTCGTTTTTTGATCCAAAAACAGTTTTTGATATTGAGCCATACACAAATATTTTAGATATGCATGATTATTTACTGGCAAATGTAATACCATATTACGCAAGTCCATTAGATTATAATGGTACTTTAACAAAGGGTGAGCAAATATCTGTGTCAGATATTAATAGTAAAAATATTGCAGAATTTTTTATACCAATAAGTTATAATGGGAACGATTCAGATAAAAGTGCATATCAACTAGTTTATTATAATTTAAGATATGGTACTGATATTTTATATCAAGGCATTCCTGCGGCTAATTTATTTTTTGATGCAGATTATTTTGGTGGCATTATTAATAGTGGTTCATCAGATAGTCCAACGCCCGGAAATAAAATTGTTAATAATTCATATTTAAAATATCTGTTACTGACAAAGGATATATTAAATGATACAATTACTAATAATGGTGACATATTCTATGTGCAGTTTTCAGAAATATGTAATTATAGATTGTATGCTGTAAATATAGAAACAGAGGTAAGAAGTATTTTAACAGAAAATACTGATTATACAATTAATGTTAAAAACAAAAAAGTAATTATTACAAGCGATTTTGTTGATAGATATGAAAATCACTATGTAGAAGCGGAATATGAATATCCAATTTTTAAAAATGATTACTTATACACTTCTCCAAGTATCTACTTTAATATTCTTGAGTCAAGAAATGAAGAAAAGAAAATACAATTAGCAGATTTAAAAATTGTTCCAAGAGAATATTTTTGTGAATATGAGGTAAATGATTGGTCTCAAGTTATGCGTTTTACAAACAATCCAGCAACATGGGAAGAAAAATTTTCTACTTCAGCATCGTTAGTTGATTTATTAGATGGTTCAGTTAAAAAAGATCATTTATCAGTGAAGTCTCGTGGAACATTTACAATGACTGCACAAAAGGCTGATGTAAATTTTAGAGATCGTTTACTTGAATGGGATCAAGAAAAAGAGGTATTAAGGCTTGTTGATGATTTAAAAAGATATTATGACGGGTATCTTGTTCCAGATTCCTTTTCAACAACAAGAAGAAAAACTTCAAAATTAGAACAAGAACAAGAAACATCAAGTTATACTTATTCATTTTCATTTAGAGAAAAATAATTTAAGGTTAAAAAATGTCCATATCAATTTCTCAGGCAACAGAAAAGAACCAAAAGGCAGATGTAAGAAATGTCTTATATTCAGTTTATTTTGATTGGTTAAATAATAATTTTGTTTCTGGGCCACAAAATTATGATTCGTGGTTTAAATGCTTTGAAATCATTATTAATAATGATGACGAAGAAGAATATATTGGTATTGAAAATTTATTAGGAAATTTAGTTATTAGCCCTCAATATTCAGATACAATTATTGTTGCTTATGATAAAGATAATATTGGGGATGGTACTATTGAATATAGTGGTGATTTTGCGGCATCATACTACTACCCCGGTGAAGGCGAAATATTCAACTTAATTTCTATTGATAATGAAACCACAGATCAGCAAACAAACTTTATAGTATATAATAAAAATATAACAAGAATTGAAGACGCCGTATTAAATGAACCATATGGTTTTAATGATGGTGATAATGGATATATTAAATTTAATATTGTTAGTGGTGATAAAAAATTTGCCATTGGTGATATGATTAAAATTTATCCTGCATTAACGACAAGAGAATATAATACAAGTGGTATTATTACAAATGTTAATGATAATGACAAGGTTGGGTTATTAGTTGAAGGTGGGCCAGATTTCATTTCTTGGGATACAATAGAGTGGCTTTCTGATGGTAATGTTAGAATCTTTGTCAGGACATGTACAGATATTGATGACCCAATTTGGGGAGAATGGGTTGAATATAATAATGGAGATTCAATTGCATCAGAACAATCAAGACGATACTTACAGTTTAAAGCAATTTTAAGCTCATCTTTTTCTGAAAAAGCAAAATTAGGTTATATTAAATTTTCATATAGTGTTAAAGCCCATACTAATAATCCAAATTCCTTTCAATATGAAAAAGATTTTAGTGATTTGCAATCAATTAGAATTTCAAGGTCAAAGGAATTTATAGAAGCTGGATATGGCGCTGCCGATTGTGATATTGTATTAAATAATAGTCATAGATTATTTAATAGAGAAAATGTTGCAAGCCCATATTATAATTTGATAGAACCAGATTTAAAATGTGTAGTTCAGCTTGGTTTTGATAATGAAACCGTTACAAAAATAGAAATGTATGCAGATACTTTTAGTATTGATTCTTCTAAGAATTATTTAACTATACGTGGTAAAGATGCTGCAAGATTATTTTTAAATAAAAATATAACAGATGAAGATATTTCAAGTCGTGTTTGGTTAAATAAACCAATACAATTTTTAATAAAATTAATTGCAATTGATTGTAATTTCCCAATAGATAAATTAAAATTAGATGATATTACAGTTATATCAGATATTCCCTATGCCTTTTTCAATGGGAAACAGGCATGGAAAGAAATACAAGATTTAGTTGCGGCTTATGAATGTGAAGTTTATATTACAGAAGATGGATTTTTAAAATTAAAAGATAGATTTAGAAGAAGAAATTTATATAGATCTCCAAGATATAGCGAAAGCAATTATATA